TATTAATTACCCAGGTGGATACAATAGACCTCATCTACATCCTAACGCTTTATTTTCAGGAGTGTATTGGATTAAGACTCCAAAAAATTCTGGTAATCTAATGTTATATGAACCAAGGCCCGGTGCACAATGTAATATGCCTAATCGAAAAAAAGGAAAAGTACCTCCAGAACTATGGAGAGAAGTTCATTATACTCCCAAACCCGGAATGATTGTTATGTTTCCTGCTTGGTTGTGGCATGAAGTGCAACCTAATAGAAGTCAAGATATAAGGGTGTCTGTATCTTTTAATTTTTTACAACGATGAATTTATTTCAACAACATAAATATTTAATAATACGAAATGCTATTTCTTTTGAACTAGCTAATTTTGCTTTTAATTATTTTCTTATGAAACGTGATGCTACAGAATGGATGCATAAAAATAACTATGTATCTGAATTTACTCCAGGCTTTGGCACATGGAAAGACCAGCAAGTTCCTAATACGTACTCAGTTTACGGAGATACTTTTATGGAAACATTGATGATGAAGGTATTACCTGTTATGGAGAAACATACCAAATTAAAATTACTACCAACGTACACTTATACTAGAGCCTATAAAAAAGGTGATGTATTAAAACGACATAAGGACCGACCCAGTTGTCAAATATCAACTACACTTCATCTGGGTGGAGATATGTGGCCTATCTTTATTGATCCTACTGGAGGAGATAATATTCCTACAGGCAATCAAGTAGACCTAAAAATAGGGGATATGCTGGTTTATAGCGGCTGTGACCTAGAACACTGGCGAGATGCTTTTGAAGGAAACGTTTGCGTTCAGACGTTTTTACACTATAATGATGCCAATGGTAGATTTGGCAAAGAGAATATCTTTGACAAAAGACCTATGTTGGGTATACCAAAATAGTTGATCCTACCTACATTTTAGTATAATTAAATACAAAGAGATTTTGTATGCTACAAAAAGTAAAATTCGCACCAGGATTTAATAAACAAGTTACGGCTACCGGCGGTGAAAACCAATGGGTCAGTGGCGATTTTGTGCGTTTTAGATATGGCACACCTGAAAAAGTAGGAGGCTGGGCTCAGCTTGGAGACAATACACTTACAGGAAGAAACACAGCTTTACACCACTTTGTCAGTTCCGATGGTATTAAATACGCCGCACTAGGAACAAACCGATTTTTATATGTCTATTCAGGAGGAGCTTTTTATGATATAACTCCTTTGAAAAGTACAACAACTTTAACTAATGCTTTTACAACAACACAAAGCGATGCAACAGTTACGATCACGTTTGCGAGCGCTCATGGTATTTCTAAGTTTGATATTATACGTTGCGATAATTTTAGCGCTGCTACCAATTCTAATTTTGATTCTGATGATTTTGACGATACGAATTTCATGGTTACCTCCGTCCCATCCAGCACAACCCTTACAGTCGAAATGGGATCGGCCGAAAGTGGATCGGGAGCCAGTACATCCGGAGGAGTAAGAGTCAAACATTTTTATTCTATTGGTCCAGCTACAGAAGCTTCAGCCGCTGGTTGGGGTTTAGGTTTATGGGGTGGTACCGTTGCTGGAGAACTAACGGATACATTAGATGGAGCTTTAACAAGTGGTTCATCAAGTATTGTTCTTGATGATTCAGCTTCTTTTCCTGCATCAGGAACGGTATTAATTGACAACGAACGTATTGCTTATACCACAAACACAACAGGAACCAATACACTATCAGGATTGACACGAGGTGCAGATAATACAACTGCTGCATCACACTCCGATGATGCAACGGTAACCGATGCATCAGATTATACAAAATGGGGTGCATCACAAACAGGAGATATTGTAACCGCTCCTGGTTTATGGACACTCGATAATTTTGGAAATAAACTTATAGCAACGATTGTCGATGGCTCATCTTTTGAATGGAATGCTAATGCAACAGGAGCAACGTCCACTCGTGCAACGGTTATATCAGGTTGCCCAACAGCAACAACACAAACTTTAGTATCTACACCGGATCGGCACTTAGTTGCTTTTGGTACAGAAACAACAATCGGTACAACATCAACACAAGATGATATGTATATAAGATGGTCGGATCAAGAATCTTTAACGTCATGGGCACCTACCGCAACCAATACCGCAGGCACACAGCGACTGGCAGATGGTACAAGAATTGTTGGAGCTATAAGAGGTCGTGATGCTATTTACATTTGGACCGATACTTCTTTATTTATTATGCGATTTGTGGGTGCTCCTTTTACTTTTTCTTTTCAACAGGTTGGTACGAACTGTGGACTCATTGGTAAAAATGCAGCGGTAGAAGTAGATGGCTCGGCGTACTGGATGTCAGAAAATGGTTTCTTTAGATATACAGGTCGATTAGAATCTTTACCGTGTTTAGTTGAAGATTATGTTTATGATGATATTAACACGGTTCCTAAAAATCATATTTACGCAGGATTGAATAACTTGTTTGGTGAAGTCACATGGTTCTATCCTGGAAGTGGTTCAGCATCGAACAATCGATCAGTCACTTATAACTATATGGATTCATCACCCCAAAGAGCTGTATGGACAACAAGCTCGCTAGCAAGATCTGCATGGTCAGATTCACATATTTTTGGCAAGCCACATGCAACGGAGTATGACTCAGATTCAACAAGTGATTCAACGGTGGGTAATACCGATGGTTGTACAACATACTATGAACATGAAACAGGGAACAATCAAATTAAAGCTGGAACAGCAACAGCGATTACAGCTAATATACAATCAGGAGATTTTGATTTAGGTGTACAAGGTAATCTTCAAGGAGATACTAATGCTGGTGAAGTAATGATGAAAATAAGAAGAGTACTACCCGACTTTTTAACACAAACAGGAACAACAAGAGTGACACTTAATTTAAAAAATTATCCAACGGATTCGGAAGCGAGTTCTTCACTAGGTCCTTTTGATATTACAGCATCAACCGATAAAATAGATACTCGTGCACGAGCGCGTGCAATTGCTTTAAAAGTATCCAATACAGGATTAGCACAACACTGGAAAGTGGGTACCTTTAGATTAGATATACAACCGGATGGAAGACGATAATGGCTAGAATTGTACAATCTTTAACACAACCTTTACCCGAGTATGATCAACAGGTTCAACAATCCTTTGTAAGAGATGTGGATTCTGTGGTACAAAAACTTAACACAACGTTTCAACAAGATATCAAAGAGGAAGCAGAAGCCATTGCTTTATTTTTAGCCTAATGTCAAACGCATTTGTCAATAAAAAAGTCGATTTAACGAGCACCAGTGCTACAACAATCTATACGGTGCCTACAGCTACAACCGCTGTCATTAAATCTATACTCGTATCTGAAGATTCTGGTAATGCTGATACCATTACCGTAACCATAACTGACACTGATTCAGCTGTTTTTAGTCTATTTAAGACTAAGGCGATATCAGCAAACGCAACATCAGAGCTGTTAACTGGCCCTTTAGTCGCTGAGGAAAGCGAAGTTATAAAGGTCACCGCAGCGACTGCAAATAGGCTTCATGTGGTATTATCCGCCCTTGAAATTAAGCCTAGAGAAGTTACAACATAAGCTTGATTTATTAAATTAAATTAAGTAATAGTATATACTCAGGTTAAAACCCTGCCTTTAATAAAATAACCAATAATAAATATGATAACACGAGCACAGATTCGCAGACAATTACGTAAAAATGGTGGCATTATGAATGCCGTTCCAAGACAAGGATACTTCTTAGGAGGCGTCGGAGATTTTATTGGTGATGCTTTAGGAAAAGTTGGTAAAGTTGCAAAACAAGTTGTTAAAAGCCCTGTAGGTAAAGCTGCACTTTTAGGTTTAGGTGCATATTATGGTGGTCCTTCAATTATGAAAGGACTAGGTTCTATAGGACCTAAAATAGGACAAGGTTTAGGCGCAATGAAAAGTGGGTTGTTTGGATCTATAGCACCTAATTTAAGAGCAGCAGGTATGCCATCTTTTTTAGGAGAAACAGGTTTTACTAGTGCTCCAGGAATTTTAGGTAAGTTAGGATTAACTAAAGGTGGTGGATCTATGGGATTAACAGGCCTAGGCAAATTAGCTGGTGGTGCTGGATTACTTACTTACTTTATGTCTAAAGGTAAAACAGAAGAAGAAGCAAAAGAATTAGCACAAGATGTGTATCGAGGTGAAGGTTTAGGATTAGATATAATTCAAGAAGATATGAAAAACTATCGATCAGGAGCTTTAAGTGGATCTCAAGCATACGACAAAGGTTATCGTTTTTTAACACCAAGAAGTTATATGCAAGCAGCGACGGGTGGAAGAGCAACTTTAAAAGAAGGAAGTAAAGGACCTCACGGAAAAACAGATAAAGAAGTATTAGAAGAATTATATCCAACACTATTTAGTGACACGACAACAAGTATTGAAGGGTCACCGAAGAAAAAAAAGAATTACAAGAAAAAAGCTGATGGCGGAAGAATTGGAAAATATGGTGGTGGCGTTACAACTGCTATGCCAAGAATACCAACGGGTATGCCAAGAGTAAACGCTGGTGGAATTAGTGAATTAGATTATAGACAAGAAGGAGGCTTCGTGCCGATGGGAGTAAAAGAAAAAGCAGATGACGTTCCAGCAATGCTAAGTAAAAATGAATTCGTTATGACCGCTGATGCCGTTAAAGGTGCAGGTGGCGGAAACGTTGAAAAAGGAGCACAAAAAATGTACAATACAATGAAACAATTAGAAGGAAGAATAGCGTAATGGCAATAACAACAACAAGAGCACTACCCGCACAGTTTATAGAAGATTTAGGTCGAGAC